GTATGTCTCAAGATCTATATGAGACATACTTAGGCGAAAAAATCCGATAGCCCCTCTAATTCTATAGTATTTTCTTTTTTGGTTTTAGGATTTATAACCTTAAGAGTGTGTTTTAATTTAGGCATAGTTTCAAAAAATTTCTCAATCTTTTGAAAATGTTCAGATGTCAGAGATTCGACCCATTCTTTTAATTCTTTTTTAGTACATTCAGATGCTGCAAACATCTCTTCATCATTATATACCATGTCGATAGAAGATGCTACAATCTCAAATGATTTTTCAACGGCATCATCATCTTTCTGATTAAAGTTTGTTTCAATGAATTGATTCAATGAAGGATACTTCATTTTAACAGTGTATCCATCTGCCAATTCAACATCTTGAGAATGATCATCAGACTTCACTACTTTTATATCATCAATAGCAACAGTTACAGGCACTTCTGTAACACCATCATCACCGCATGTAACAACAAGATCAATCGTTTCACCAACAGATTTGGCACGAATATTTAAAAATAGATATTCTATATCAAAACTCGGTAAAGTATCAATCTTGATACCTCTTGTCTTAACACATTCTTTTAGAACCTGTTTAACAGCATTGGTAATTTGTTTTTGATCTTCTGATTCAAGCGAAAGTATAAGTACTTTTTCTTCTCTAACTAGAAAAGGTCTGTACTTTACAGTTTTTCCAGTAGAAGGCAATGTCAATTCATACTCAGCCGTAGTAATTTTTGGTAAAGGCATAATAAGTAATTATTCGTTATTATTTAGAGGGGTTTTTTAAGGGTAATTCTCACCCCTACTTAGGACTTGAGGAGTTATTCCCAATGGTACATATTGTTCAAATTCAGTTGGAGTTTTATAAGATTTTCCTCCATCACCTTTTACTATGAAATATCTGTCATAAGAGAAATCAACACTAACCTTTAGGACTTGTGCAGCACCAAAACTTAATTGTATATCCTGTATTGCCACTGGAAATGCATTTACAAAATTATAACTCAATACAGATGGTAGGTAACTAGAGTCATAAATTGGTTTTCCCTCCTCCTCTACATCCATATCAGTAGTCCACTCTTTTAATCCACTATCAACCCTACCTGTAAAACCTTTGTTAACATCCCTTTCAAATTTTGTTATTTGAATATCCCTTTTATAAGAATGAGGATATCTAAATCTATGAAATGCATTTTTATCAGTTGCATTTGGATATCCCGCCCTTTGTGCATTTGGGAAGGTCTGTCCTAGTTGTCCGATATAAAGTGGATTCATAAAATTTATCCACTCTTGAAAGAATCTAAGACTTGTATAATCATGTGTTACATAAAATGAAACAGAAATATCTGTATACTGTCTTTGTGAAGCAAATCTTTCTCTTATACCCTGTCTACTACCAACCTCTTGTACTACTTGCATGTTAGTTCCTGGCAAGTTTGCCTCACTTGCTAGTAGTTCCATCCTTCTTCCTTTATAACAATTATCGAAACATCCAGATTCTGTCAACCATTGTTCTAAATTTTTACACTCTTTTAAGTTATCATCTGAAGTCCTTTCCCTAAATGCGTCTAGGTTAACATTAGCGTTCCCTTCTGCTTCGTCAGGAAATTGTCTTATGGTCTCTGCATTTTGTGGAGAAATTTCCATAGAGAACTTAAAATAGTTCGATAAGGAAGGTGCTCCTAAAGCCTTTTCAAAATTGAAAAGTTGTTCGGGATCATTTACATTGACAGTTTGATAATCAGTAGCAGCAGTTAATGGCCCTACCTTCTGAAAATAACTCTTTAATTTATTGATACTAACAGCCATCTAAATAAACATATGACTTACCATACTATGTATACGAGTTTTTATGGCTTATAAGGGCAAATTCAAACCAAAACATATAAAAAAGTATAAAGGTGATCCCACTCAGATCATTTATCGTTCTCTTTGGGAGAGAAAGTTCATGGAATATTGTGATCTGACAGAGAATATAAGTCAATGGCAATCAGAGGAGTTTTGGATACCATATAAAAATCCTTTAGATAAAAAGATACACAGATACTTTCCAGACTTCTTCATTAAGTATCAAGATTCAAATGGAAAGAAAAGATCTGTTGTGATAGAAGTGAAACCCAAGAAACAATGCAAGGCTCCTCCAAAGAATCCAAAGAGAAGAACTAAGGCATGGGCACATGCTGTTCAAACATGGGTTATAAATGAAGCAAAGTGGAAAGCAGCAGAACAATACTGTGCTGACAGAAAATATGAATTTAAGATCATGACCGAAGACGATTTAGGTATTTCACATGATCGCAGAAGATATTAGAGAACAGGCTGGCACTGGTAGAAGAACTAGTGCATGGTATGCCAATGCATTGATAAATGCTCTTTCTGAAGTGCAAGATATGGATGCGGATACAATAGACACTGGTGGTATTACTCTGGGATCTCTATTCTTCTTTGATTATAAAGTAAAACATCCAGAAAAATATCCATTCTGGGATATCCAACCATTAGTAGTGGCATTAAGATTTGATGGTGATGGATTCTTAGGATGTAATTTACACTACATTAATCCAGATTATCGTGATGCAGTTGCAGAAAGCTTACTAAATAGCGGTGGCGGGTCTGTAGTACCCAAGAATAGCATACACAAATACCTGTTTTCTGGAATAGGTAGCCTATATAAAGTTCCTGATGATGAAGATTGGGGCAGTATTGCTTTACTCCCTACAGAAAGATTTATTAGCCAATCAGGTAGATCATACCCTAAGAACAGAGCATTTAACTGGAGAAAATAAAAAATGAGTTTCTATCCTGGCGGTTCAGTACTGTTTCCATCTCAAATACCAAATGAGTATAGAAACGATATAAAAACTGGAATTACTGCCACACCTATTACAGGTAGTGGAGTTGGCGATGAGATAAATCCGATTGAGTATGAACAAATACAGAGAATAGATAAGAATTTAGATATACAAAATTACCGTTTGTTTTATGATGCAGAGAATGGTTCAGCACAAGTTCTACCTGTAGATAGAAACGGCCAACTCATTCCAGAGGGAAAACCAATATATGCTAATGGTGTTTGGGATATAAATGAAATGAAATCTTTGGAAGGTCAGGGTCAGGTTGAACCCTTTCTAAATGCAGAAGAAAGAGCAAGGATTGACGCTAGTATTAAAGAGGGTATAAGAAAAAATATTAAAGCTACGAATAATAAAGATAATCCAACTCCAGAATGGTTGAAGAAAAACTCTTTAGATTTTGAGATAACTGAGGGTTATGTTGATAATGCAATAAGTTTTGAAGAGGCTTCATTCTATGGTAATGGTGAGAGTTATTCACATGCAAAGAGTAAGAATGGGATATTCAATATAGATAATGCTAGAAAAAATGTATTATCATCTTATAATCCAGCTAGATTTGCTGAGAACAAAGATTTAGCAAGAGACTTTGGTATCTTTAATAGATTCTTTAATCCTGATTTTGGAACATATCATAATATAAGTGATTACGATGATGATAATGATGTAATGTTTAGAAGGATTGTAAAGTATCCTATGGACATGGCGAGCAATATGGATCATATGTTTATCCAATGTTACGGATACAATCCACCATATGCAGATGCTTTACACCATGAGAATAGAAGAGGCGTAAATGATAAAGATACAAAGAATAATATTGGATTTGGATTAGCAAGAACATCACCATTTAGAAAGAAACTAGGTGCTGGTATAAAACTACCTATGCCTAACAATATGATGGATCCTAACCCAAGAATGTGGGATGATGGAACTATGAACAACAATTCAGCTACAGCACTTCAACAAACGTCTACAAACCCATTGAGAGCATTTTTTACTTTAGATGGTTTAGGTCTTGGACAGTTCAGAAGGAGATCAGGACAAGCAATAGAGAAGATGCAGAGAGAAACAGGTAGACTGGATATAATGGCAAATATGGTTAGTCAGTTATCTCAGAACATGGGATATGATATTTCTCCAGAAACAGTTTTTTCTAGAACTGTGGGTGTTGTTGCAAATGCAAACACAGA